CCCCCGCCGACGTACCGACGTAATGTAGGCGATCTCCTTGTCCGACACTTTCAACACACTCATCCACGGCGACTCCGATGTCGCGTTCAACTGGCATTTGTCTTTGATGTCGTCCAGAGTATATGTGTGTTCTGGGTCTAATGATTCTAGGAGCTTGCGTCCAGATTTGGAAATAACATTTCCGCTTAGTATCTTCGAGAAGTTCTTCAGTTCTGCTGCTGATAAGGACAAGCCTTTGCATAATTTTAACCATACCTCAATGCCGTTTAAAACATTTTGAGATAGGGACCATCCAGCCCCCTCTCGCCAGAAGAGATAACCATCTTCCTTGAGGCGGGTGGAGATCTTATTCGCAATGTAGTTTGTCCGTGCTAGGATTAACCATTCACCACTCTCTAAGTCTAGCTCCATTATATCACGGTGCCATGACAGGTTTCCCTGCCTTTCGGTGGGTTGCCAAACTTTGTTTTGTCTGATCGCAACACGGTTAACCAAGTCGTTAGAAAACTGATGCACGGACAACGGTACACGGTATGATTTATCCAAGACTATCTTATGATCACTAGCATCCAAGAAGTCCGATACACGGACCCCCATCCATGAATAAATACACTGATCATCGTCCCCAGCGTAGTACACTTGCTTTGAGTTAGGCACCAATACTTCCTTAACCATGCGCCATTGCAGCGGTGCTAGATCCTGTGCTTCGTCAATGATCAACAGGTCAAAATGTGGGCTTGTCCCCTGCTTAACAAAGTCTTCAATCATGTCCACAAAGTCGCGCTTGCCAAGCTGTTTTTTGTATTCACGATACGCATTATCAAGAACACGAAGCTGCTGGTAGTGCAGAACACGATCCGCAGTGTCGCTAAACTGCTGTTCGATGCTTACCTCACGAACCCTAGCCATCTGAATCATCGACAGGTATTTGTCCCCGCCAGTGCCGGGGGTGAACAGCACACCTTCTGACATGTTGTTTGATGCGTTGGCACGGAAGTCTAGACCAACCAGACTGCCAAGCTCGTGATAGTCCCTGCCCTTGAACACATCTTGTGAGCGCATACCCAGCCAGCTAAAGGCCAGCGAGTGCAATGTGCGAAACCAAACCAGATCTTTGTGGTCTACATTTAGTTCTGCAATTGCTCGTGTCTTAGCTTCTTCCGCTGCCTTCTTACTAAAGGACATGAAAGCTATGCGGCTGGGGTCCATGCCGTTAGCTATAGACTCCTTTACAATGCTTATCAGCCTTGTTGTTTTGCCCGTTCCCGGTGGGCCGAATATTGTAGTTTCCATTAGAACGGCACCTCTGACTTTTCTATCTTGATGTCAGGTGTGTCCACCTCTGCTGCAAACTCCGGCACCCACCATACGCGAACCGACTTCCACTTACCGCTTGATGTCTTGAACCGCTTCACACCATGTGAGTCGTCACCTTCGTTCATCTCTTTGATGCGCTCTTGGATCTGTGCTCTGGTATAGCTATCGAACTTCTTCTGACGCAGGAATTCCATCAACGAGTCAAGCCTGAAAAAAGTGACCTGTTCTTCCGCATCAGTGTAGGGCTTGCCCAGCATGATCTCTTCGACTGTCTGAGCCTGCACCCGTCCTGTACAGTACGACTCAAGCAGGTCAAGGAACTGGCCTTTGTATGTCAGTTCTTCTGGCACTTCGATCTGATTGCAGTTGTCCATCAGGTTGTTGATCAACACCTGCCAGTCGGCATCCTTGGCGCGTTCAGGCATGAAGTTTAACTGTTCCATGCATGACCGCTGGAACAGGCGCGGATTCTGTAGCTCATCGGTATCAAGCTCCAGCCGCCTGCCATCAATGTCCAAGAACCACAGCCGTGGCTCTGACATCACAACTGATAGACCGCTGATGGTGGGCAATGTTCCACCGCCCCCGATCCCATGCTTCAGGGTGCGACATATGTTCTTGTTGCAGTACGAAGCCATCGGCTCTTCACTGCACAGGTAGCCCCATTCTTTCTTCTCGACTTGGTTCTGTATTGTCACGATCTCTGACGCAGGAAGCGGCGGCTTGAAGTCCTTGGCATTGTGTTCTTCAAGCAAAGTCTTCCAGTTCACTTCATCATACTTCTTGAGGAAGATACCCAACTGGAATGCAAACTTGTTGCGCCCCCCTTCGGAGATACCGATAGACAGCATCTGCCTTACGCAAGGTATGTAGTCTGGGTATAGATCAACACTGCCCCCGATGGGTAGCTTCATGAATTCGTTTGGATCGATGCTGATCTCATCGACCATGTCGAGAAACTGCTCTAGTGTCGCCCCGTCCCCGTCCGGAAGAACCGCTGGGCGGAGCGTCTGTTCCGAATGAAAGTACGGAAGGTTAATAAAGTTCCCAACATCGCCACGCTCGACCAGAACCTGTTCCTGCTTCGGGAAGATTTCACACTTGCCATGCCCAAGCATAGCAGCAATTTCCGCAGCTTTGTCTCTGAATTGCCCTGCACTGAACCACTCCTTAAAGAAAAAGAATATGTGAGCGCCGCCCGATTTAGAACGGCACACGATACACGGTACATTGTTTTCTGATAGCTGCCTGATAAGAGCAGCGTGATCTAATGGATACACATCGATATCAAGCGCACCAAATTTACACTTGTTATCTTCATTAATAGGTATGGACCCGACGCCAGTCTTGCCGTCGAGATGTTCTTGCACGAGTTCCACAGTCAAAGGTTTACGAACAACGTATGACTTGGCTTTAGTTTTTCCGGCTCTTCGTTCTTCTGATATATCTGTACGTCCATGTGCAGCGCCAAAACCAGCAAACGCCGCCATGAACCTTTCCGCAAGGGTCATAGCAATCTCCAAAAAGGAAGGGGTGCCGCCGCTATGTCTTTTAGCAATTTGTCACAGAGTAGCGACACCCCAACTGGTTAAAACGGTACGTCAGCAGCCTTAGTTGCTTGAGCCATCTCATCGGATGTACCCGCAGCCGTTTTAATCTCTCCTTTTTTGAAGCTCTCAGCCATCTCTTTGGCTGCAAGCATAGCCTGACCCATCTTGGAAACATCGGTCTCGCGGTTAACCTTGAAGTTATACCACGTTCCCTGATCGTTACTCTCAGACACAGTCGTTATCCGCCACGCAGTACCATAGATAGGTAGGATAAACGGACCGTTCTTACCCACAGCGCGACAAGAAGTACGCTGAGAGTTCCACTTCTTCGACACCTTTAACTGTGTCTTCTTCATATCCAAAACAGCAGGATCACATTCCCCTGTTTCTTCGTTGTACACCATCACCAAATGCTGGTGACAACGCACAAGTTCATTACCCGAAGGCAGGATTTCCGCCGCGCCTTCACGGGTAGTATTCGACAGGTCAGGATCGTTATGATCCAGTTCCCTTACAAGTCCACCACCCGCAGAGCGTGGGGTAAACTCAAGATATTTCATCTCAAAAGCCACAGGAATGACAACCACACCTGTATCTTCAGAGTAGATCTCGCCCGTCACAGTGTTGAAGATATCACCCTGTGACGCACCTTTAATATACTCAGGCTTTTCTTTATTAAGCTGCGGCGAGAGGGCTTGCAGTATCCGCACAAACGGAATCTGCATTTGCTCCTGACCGATCTTTTCAAAACCTGCACCAGCATTTTCTTCAAAGATATCCATCAAGCCTTCTGGTGCCAGACTTGTATTTGCTTTTTCTGCAACTGCTGTAGTAGCCATAGTCAACTATCCCTTCTTAATAACAGCACGGTTTCCGACATATACACCAAAGGTGTCGTAGTCGATCTCTTGTTGAGACTCGATACGATTCTTCACCCACGACCGTAAAGTCATCGGGTGAATATGTGTTTTTTGATTTGGCTCAAGACCCTGATTACGAAGATCATCAAGCACAGCGCCAGCCATATTGTCTTGGCCCATGCCGAATGACACAACGACATCATTCTTTATTATGTCAGCCTCACCAATTGAACGCAGGAAGTTATAAGCTTCGTCTCTACGATCATCTGGAATACGAGCAGACACAAACTTCTCGACAGAGACTTTGTTACCATCAACTGTCAAGCTTTCAACACCAAGCTCTTGCATGAGGGCGGGGATGTCTTCCTCGTCCACAACGCGCTTCTTGGCTTTCAGGTCTTTTAGGAATTGTTCCGTCTGTTTAATTTCATCGTCAACCTTTTGAGATTCACGAATCAAACGGGATAGGCGAGTAGTGCCTTGTTCACTAACTTGGTCAAATGCCTTGGCGTTAGCAGCCTCTTCTTCAAATAACGAAAACACATCGTTCATCGTTCTTGCTCCTTGTTTAAAGTTTATCCCCTTCGGGAGTAGAGAAGTGTTTTACTTCGGGTCTGTGGCAAAGTCAATGGCCTCTTTTGCAAAATCGTCAAAGCTGTATGGCTTTGTGTACGCCTTTACAATATGTGCCATCTGTCCACCTATCGTGCGCCCTTCTCTGTGCGCCAGATTCTTCAAGTCCGCGTGTACCTTATTAGGAATTGCAACTGATTTATATTTGGTATTGTCCAACTTATTCTCCTTGTCTTACTTGGACCCTTGTGCAACACTACATCAACTGGCTGGGATATAAAAGGATTATTTATGAAAAAACCCAACTATCGAAATGTCGAAGGTAAGCGGTGCGAACTTATAGCTGTAGACTGGCTGCTTTCTCAAGGGTGCTACACTTACACACCTACCATGGAACAGGGTCCGATTGATATTGTAGCCCTTTCCCCAAAAGGTGAGTGGTTCTACTTTGACGTAAAGAAAGCGAGTCGAAGGGATAACGGAACTATCATAAGCAGGCTTCGCACCAACAAACAAAAGAAGCTTGGCGTCCGTCTGCTCTATGTCGATCCCGAAACTGGTGAGTGCCACCTCTACCCCCATCAATTCAATCCTAACCCCCTATCAGAGACCAATGCTGCCTGCCGCAAAAATGGCGTCAAACCTCAAGCCATTTCCTCACTTCTTCACCAAGAGTCGCCCCCGCAAGATTAATCTTGCTTTTCAATGCTTTAGCTATGTTTATGTCAACTGTACCGGGCACCACTAGATCCACATACAGGACCTTATTGTGCTGACCAATACGATGACACCGATCTTCTGACTGCCACCTTGTCTCAAGGTTGTAGTCGTTGGCATAATAGATCACATTGGTTGCCGCAGTGAGCGTGAGTCCATACCCAGCAGTCTGTGGGTTGGCAACAAAGAACCGTGCGTCACCGTGCTGGAACAACGTTATAGCGTTTTGACGTTCTTCGTCCGTTGTGTCCCCGTAATAACTGACCACGCTACACGGTCCATGGACTTTTTTTAGCTCTTGCACAATCTTTTGTATGTCGTACCTGAACCGTGACCAGATGATTACCTTGCCTGTCATCTCTTCAATGGTGTCAAGCAGGGCCTGAATCCTGTTGCTTTTTATCTCGACCAGTTCACCATCATCTGTCCTCAAGTGACCGCACAACACCTGTTGCATGCGAAGCAGTTTGGTCATGACCTCAGATGCGGTGACCAACTCACCGTCTTCGAGCAGTGCAATAGCCGCGCCCTTCAAAGAATTGTAGTGTCTAGCCTGATCGTCTGTCAGTGCAACCTCACGGAACGTGTATATCTTGTCCGGCAGATCCAGCGCGTCTTCCTTCGTGACACGATACGAGAATGTGGACAGCTTGTCCGATAGTTCAGGCAGGTTCCTGTAGCCCACGACCTGAGTAAACGAGTGGTTACCCATGCGCTGAGTCCGTGTCATGGCGTATCGATTCTGGAACGACCAGAATGATTTGAAGCCAAGCAGGTCAGGGTTCAAGAATGCACACTGCGAATATAAATCAAGCGGTGATTTGGTTACTGGCGATCCAGTAAGTATCCGCTTGTATGCCGCCCGATTACCAAGCGCAAGTAGGTTCTTAGTCCTTTTGGCCTTGGGGTTCTTGATAGTCGTTGATTCGTCAACTGCAAGTAGGAAAGAACTGCCTTGTGTGAATGCATCCAGATACTTTTGGACTTTTGATGTTGCGAAACCTTCCACATTAACCAGCAGTATGCGGAGCTTTTCACGCTCCTTAATGGCATCAGTAAGTCTTCGGGCAGCAGCTTTGTTTGGATTCGGATTCCAAACATAAACCTCATGCGGTACGGCTTCGGGAAAATGTACGGGAATCTCCGATATCTCCCAGTTTCTGTAAACCCCCTTCGGTGCCACGATGACAGCCGTGTCAATCTTAGAGTTTTCGGATAGCCAAACAATATTGTCGATGAGAACTTTCGATTTACCACAACCCATCTCCATAAAATATGCAAAGTTAGATTTGTCGTAACTTCTTACCAACGCCTCATGCTGGTGAGCATAGGGCTGAGTCTTATAATTAAACATATATATATTAAAGCCAGTCTAATGCAGATGGCGCGGATCTATCCTGCACCCATCCACCCTTGTATATAGCTTCCCTCTGCGGCGCGTCCGGATCGTCCTCGAACCGTTGTCCGTTGTATAGTTCATCAGTTTCATCAGATAACAGGAACGGGCCATGATATCCTGTGATCCACACAGACTTAGGCAATCGTTCCCACTTTTGTATACGACTAAGCTGCCGGATCGTCGTCGTCGGTATCCCAGTCAGGGATGAAATAGAATCCGGCAAATGACTCATCTCCCACATCCTCTTCGCTACCAGCACTGCCAGATGCGGATGGTTGGGGAAACTTGATGATGTTATTGTCAGGCTTACCGTGTACTCTGTCGTCATCTTTGTCACTCATCTTCCACCCCGCCCGTCATAATCCCAAAACGAGCCGCTTCCATGTACCAAAGAATTTCGGCAGGATCGCTGACTGTTGTAATCATCTGAACCTGACCCTCATGGTTCTCACCCATAATGATAATGTCCTTGAACACCTCACTTGCGACCTCGCATACCATAGGCACAGGCTCTTGTGTCTTTTTCACACGATGCACAGGGAATGAAATTACCTTGTCCGTCAATGTCTATTCCCCCTTATATAAAGCAGAACGGATGCGATAAACTTCCGATGTCGATACATTTTTGTAGAAGATCTTCGACCCTCTGCCATAGTTGTAGTTTTTCTTTTCGACAGGTCTACCCATGTTGTCAAGTTTTTTATCGACTTCTGGTATTCTCATGGCACTAACCAATTCATCCTTCGTGGGCACACCCATGCTCAACCTCTCATAATCCGTTTCCATGCCGCCCAAACTTCGTAGGCTGTCTCTTCATCGACAGGTTCTGGATCATACAAGTACCCGTTCACTATCTCTTCGATGATACATACAGCGTCCGACCAGCTTATGTCTTCTGGTACTGCCGCTATGTCCTTTTCATCAGGCATTAAGTGCGTCTGCATCTCGCTCTCCGTCATGGCTACCTCTCTAATGCTATCCCGTATGGGATAAGTTGTAAAGAAATGAAGCATTCCATAGATTTTCCTGTCATGAGTTTAAAGCGGTCAGGGTTGATCAAATCAGTCGCGCAACAAATCACTTAGGGGGCGCACACTGGTTGACATCTATGGCGTTGAGGGACGCTGCTTCTGACGACCCGCAAAGGAGGAACTACCGCTCCCCTACAACCAATCCACATACAGAACAGTGCATGTTGCTGTCTCTTTCGACCATGTGGGTCTGAGCCTCGCACCTTGGACACTGCCCCTGTTCAATTCTTTTTTGTAACGTGCCATCTCCCATATGGACTATGTTCGACGGTTCACGATCCACGATTACTTCGACCATAGCCATGTCTTTTGTTTTCACATACAAGTCCGCCGGAGTCTGAGAATGTGTGTTGCCAAGACGCAACATGATCATGTCACCATCGTCCCAGACCTCGCGTATCACACGGCCTTCGAGTTTTTTTAAATCGATCTTCATATGAACCTGCTCCAGTATTCACTCCATGCCTCGCCCAGCATGTCATGCTTTTCTGATAAGTCCAAATGTTTTAATTTGGCTAGATGTTTTTCCATGCGACCAGTGAACTCATCATACGTTTCACACTCGCCTATGACCTCGGTCACCTTGTCCATGAATTCTTCTTCAAGATCCATGGCCCATGCTTTCATCTTACCCATTATTCTAGTCTCCAATCTACACCCTCTTCGGTGGTCAGGCAGAAGGTGCTGTGCATTGAGTTTTCAGACTTGAACCCGCGTTGGGTGAGTGCCACATGGCACTCACTTATTGTGTCGTGTGTACTGATCACATTGACCGTACCACCATTGAAGCTGGTCATTGTGACCATGATCAGCAGATACTTACTCATTAGCCCTGCTCCTCAATGTCGAGATGAAACAGCCTGCGAACTGCGTTCGCTGAGTCAATCAGCTTGTGCATTTCAGCAACGTTCACAAACTCTGGGCCGTGCCACTGAAGATCATCGCCAATACTGCTGGCAACATTAGCCAGTGCTTCCACGTTCTCAATCATCGATGGATACTTGTCGCGTAGCTGAAACAGCAGAGCCTCACGCACCATTGCTTCCTGCTCACGTTGCTTCGCCCAATAGGCTTGTTTTTCCTCAACGGTCATTTCATCAATGCTTTTTGCTTTTCCCATCGCTTTGCTCCTTGTTAAATTTGGGATTTAAAATTCCATAGTTGATGTAGTTCTTAGGGATCGGGCGACCGTTCCTGTCAAGCCGCCGCCCAACCTCTGGGATTTTTAGATCTTTCAGCAGATCGTCTTTGCTAGGGACACCCATCAATGCACGACCTCTTCATCTTCATCGTCATCATCTTCCATGATCGACTGCACAGCGGTCTGCACCCCCCCAGCCAAAATACTACTAACCAAAAATGGGTTATCAATATTGTTACGCAGAAGCATGTTATACGCCGCCGTAATCATGACATAAGCCATCTTATTAGGATCGATATTGTTCTTTGCTATTTTATCAATCGCTTCGTTAACGGCATCTGCCGCCTTCGCAAAACTATCAGAATCTTGGGACATGTCTGATCCCCTCTCTTTGTTTGTTTTTTATTACCATATATTCACGGTGCTTCGAGTCAATCATTTCCTGATCAGCCTCATCGAAGATAAGGTCACCGAACTCACGCATGAGTCGGCGCACCTCATCATCGACATACACTAAATTAGAATCCTTCATGGCTTCAGACCGTAGTGAAAGTCACTAATCGGAAGCGGGGTAGCGAATTCCTTGTGTTCATTTTCAGTTGACAGAAGTTGAATGCGGCAACGCTGTTCATCTTTGATACAGGCGTCCCCGAACCAGCTACCACGCCAGCATTCATCGACACTGTCGTAAACACTTATCGAACTCAACAAGATCCCCGTCTCTGGATCATCGCTATACACAGTGTCAATCTTGCAACCCCGACCCAGATCTTCAGCGTATTCTTTTTCCCATTCAGGCCACAGCTTTCCAGCCTCGCTTTTAGTGAAGTTGCCGATCACCTCAAGAACCATGTCATCTTCATCATAGTCCCATCCATTTTCGTACAGCGTTTCAAGATATGGACTCAGTGACTTGTCGGACTCTGGATCAAACATCAGGGCGTAGGTGCATTTCGACTCATCCCTTAACTTAGCCTCACGCTCCTGACACTTTTGAATGACCTCATGCGCCGTGTCAGCATAACCAACAAACTCCGCACTATTGTCCTGCGGTGTAGATCCATAAAAATCTGCATCCGCCCATATGTGATACCTGCTCATCCCCAATCCTTCCTGTCTTGCTCGTGTTCCCAACCATATCTGTACTCAGCGATCTGCTTTTCAGACATCAACTCAACCGTGACCCGTGGATGATACGCCGTACCATTCGGGAACCAATGCGGATTGAAAGGCCGACCATAGTACCTGTCCGCCGATCCACGATCCATGGGACTGCCATGCTTTGGTAAATCAATCATTTCGACCTCGCTGTTTTCACACTTTGTGCGATTATTTTGTTTGCAATTATGTCCCGAACATCTTCATAGGACTCAGCGACAAAGTACCCATCGTGCCGACATAGGCCATCATTGATGACGGTCACCGTGCGTTCAATCTCACCGCACTTGATGTTTCGGGTGGTGACAGAAAACCTGTCACCGACCAAAAATATCTGATCCACATCTTTTCCGGTCATGTGGTCAACCTCTGTAAATTCAAGCGTTATCATCTTCATCATTCTCCTCATCAAGAATCTCAAACAGGAACAGGACACGCATGTAACCTTCATCCTCATGGACAATGTCCCAATGATGGTCAGGGCATGTGTTCAGCCAGTCCATCAATTCTTTTCTGCTAATCATCACGCACCTCACCAACTCGCCTGATATTCAACTGAATGCCAGTGGGACTCGCCATGCCTGTCGGACTCCGACCATTCAGCCGCACGTTCAAAAACCTCTGCATCTTCATCGGCTTCGGCGCAACATTCATTCCACCAATCACCTTTGCCAAAGAAGAACCCATCGCATTCATGGAAGTTAGGAAAGTCCCTGTCCCGTAGCATCTGTGCTATCTTCCGGCAGTCATCGGCAGTCAGGTGGATGACCTGACACTCATCGACACCGTCTGCAAACGTATCGACAATCAATTTATGCAACGGCGCATGCTTACGCCAATAGCCCAGACTCAAGATTTCTGACTTACGCTCAAAGCCATCGACCATCGGCACATTGATGGGGGTGATGCCCCCATCTTCAGTGCGCTCCAATTCACCAGACTCATCACGCTTGAATTCGGTGCGCTTAAACTTGTCACCGCGCAAATACATATCTAGTCCCATTATGCTGTCTCCTTCATGCCAGTGAAAAAGTGTGGGCGATAGTCGTCAATGTCGCCAACAAACTTATGCAATAAAGCCAACTCAAACCGATCACCAATAAAGCGGATGTCCCCGACCAACTCTTCAAAGCTGGTCTTTGGTTCAATAGAGTCACCTTCTTCATTGCAACCCAACACCAACGCCTTACCAGCTAGCGGCTGGGGATAATTGCGGTGAATCCAAAAACGCTGGTTCTCAACATACAAACCCTCATCATCAACAAAGGCCGCATCTTGGTTGCCATACAGACGCACGACATCAAAATAACCACGGCTGGCATCGATCATGCGGCTGATGCTCTGGTAGTCACCATCATAGTCAACTGTCGTGACGTTCTGGCTAAATGGATTTATAAAGAACGCTTTCATATTTTTACCCTCTGACATATCTGTCCCCCTTCACATAAATAACATCATCATACCAACCGCTAGTCACAGGCATTGCAGTCAACCCTGTACCAGCGCACTTCGTGCATGTGTCTATCTCACATTCATTCACAGGCACATAACCATGACCCACACAGTCATCGCACACATACTGTATGTGAATGCTTGTGGTGCGTGATCCACGATCCATGATCCAATCTCCTTCTCTCAAGTTGTCTAGGAATAGTCCTATAATATCCCAGCTATGTAAAGCAAAAAAATCACGTTTATATAGTTTTCCCCATATTTTTTTAATTTGATTTTTATTTTTGTAAAATAGGCGTAACGAGCGTAACGGCGTAACGAGTAGCGTTAAACTGTTGTAAACATTAGACCTGCTCGTTACACTGTGGTTACACTCGTTACACTTGTACCATCCGGAGTCTGACTTTTCGCCGATATTTTTGTTAATATACTTTATAAAAATATGACAGACACTATAATAGCCAGCATGGAAAACACTGAAAAACGCAAGGCTGGTAAGCCCAAAGGCATGCTGACGAACCGCCAGCGTGAATTTGCAAAATACATTGTTGAGGGCATTTACTCCAACGCTGAGTGCGCTCGTAAGGCTGGTTATGCTGAAGGTCAGGCGGCTAAGACTGCCAGCCTGTTTCTGAATGGCAGAGACTTTCCGCATGTTGTCGAACTGATCAAAGACCTCAGAGAACAAAAGGAGCGTAAATATGGCGTGACCTTGATTGGTCAGCTTAAACGCCTGTCCGACCTGTCCCACAATGCCGAAGAATCGGGGCAGTTTAGTGCGGCTATCAACGCTGAAAAGATACGGTCTGCGCTTGGCGGCTTGACTATTGACAGGCGAGAACAAAACCACGTCCACCAGATCGACAAACTGAGCCGCGAGGAAATCATCGCCCGACTCGCTGAAATCCGAAAGCACCACCCTGCCGCATTCATAGAAGGCGAGGCCATCGAACATGCCGAAACCCGAACAGAACCTCTGGCAATCATTCAAGAAAGTCCTGCCGAAAAAATCCCATTGGAACAGGATTGAAAACCGAACAGGCACGGGCATGCCAGATGTGTATCTGGTCATGGACGGTGTCACCTGTTGGGTTGAATTGAAAATCATAAATAAAAATCGTTGCCGCATTGCACAGTCGCAAATTGCTTGGCATCTGTCGCATGCCCGATGTGGTGGCTTGTCATTCTTTTTGATGCGCGAGGCTGGAAGCAAGCTTGCGCTTTTATATCCCTCGTCCGACGTGCTTGCGCTCTGCGAGTCACGCGACAAGTGGCCTGCGCCTATCTGCTGTTGTCCTATGTCTGACATCCCTGCGGCCTTGCGATCCTATGCCCTAAATGAAAACGAAAAAAGCCAAGCGGAATAAACCGCTTGGCATTGGTGTCTAGCTGTTTGGATTGCGAACATTGCGCCAGCCTAAAAGCTTTTGCGCCGCTCGTGATATTGGCTTTTTGGTTTTGATCACATCGCCTTTTTTATTTTTGTAAACGTACATCATGCGCCCCCCTGTCCTAGTGTTTTGGATATGATACGGTTTTGACATCACGCGACCAGCAAGCGGTGCAATCGCCGCAAAAACCAAGCTTTAATTTGCCAAGCGTTTTGGCTTTCTTTGCCGCTTTATAGTCTGCATGGCTTACCATCTCGCCGCTTTTCTTTGTGCGGTAGGCTTCGCATAGCTTGCCAATGGCCTTGGCGGTGTCTGTTACGACCGCGCTGGATTGCGCCCATTTGCTAGGCGGCGCGGTGTCAACATTGTGAGCGGAATATCTAACGACCGCGTTATCCGGCAAGCTTTCCATTTTTAGCGCGTCCTGCCATATACCGCGCTCTTTTGTTGGTATCCAATGCCGCTTGTGTGGTGTGGCTTTGCATACCGCAATGATTTTTAAACAATGCGCGACCGTCCGCACGTCGCCGCTATCAAACCAGCGGTGCAATTCTTTTCTGCTTTTGTTAATCTCTGCGACAATCTCAGAGACAAACTCAGGCGAATTCAACTTGTCTTCTCTGTATTTCATCGCCTTTTTGACACTGCCCCATATATACGCGCCTTTTAACGCATAGCAATCAAAGCAAACTGTCCCCGGTATCCGGGCAAGCTTCGCGCCTGTTATGCATCCCTCTGCCGATATACTGAAGCTTGTCGCATTATTCATTTTGCTAGGTTTTGAAAGTAAATTGGTCATGAACATATACCTCTATTTTGATTGGTAAAATTGTCTAATAAATAACAGTCCCATAATATCCCAGCCAATGCAATAAAAACATATAAAAAGAAATGCAAAATATCCCCAACTATCCCAGTTTATTTGATTTTGTGCGGTTTAGCGTTTCCGCGTTTCTTGCATCATGCACCCTGTGCCATCGGTCTAAATTCATTTGCGCGTCTAGCCTGCGCCCCTTGGCTGTCAAAATTCTTTGAACCATGCGCCATGAACGGTGGTTTTCTGCGCCTTGCGGCCTTGGCCTGCGCCCCTTGGCTGTCAAGAAAAATAAAAATGGACTCGGCACGGGCGCAATGCGCCCGTGCTTCATGGTTATTTTTGTGGAGCATCGACCATCTCTAGGCTGTCTTTGATGAACCGCGCTTGCTGGTTAATCACACCTGCAAACCACTCGACAGCCACCGCGTCATTGTTTTCGATATGCCCCTCTAAACAATCAAGGCATGCGCGAACATGTCTTATGGCGGAGCGTTGTATTGTTTTTTGGTTTTCAGTCATGACTTATTCCTCAAGTTAAAGTTAATGGTTCGTGTATCGTAGCACATGGTACATGATCCACTGTGTCATCTGTTTGACATTGACTTGCGACCCGAACCCGCGCGGGCTGGGTGGGTGGGGGGGTGCAACACGCGCCTCGCACCTTGCGCCTTGCGGGCTTAAACTTCTTAATAAATGTTTTAAAAAATAAGATAGGGCGACCGGAGCCGCCCATATCATTAGCCGTGTAGTATTTCACTTAACTCGCCATCCCATGCGTCATCATTAGCGCACTCGATTGCATCACGCGGAGTCATGCCGCAGTCGTAATAGTCACGCCATGTTGCATCGGCTAGATCGTGAATGCCGAGTCCTATCATATTGGTTAGGACGCGGTTGCATTCTTTTTCAAACTGTTCATATGTCATAGATCATCTCCAATAAAAGAGACCGCGCCACACTTGGGAGATGTCCCGTCACAGTGGCGCGGCCAGTTACCATTATGTGACGGGATTACTTAAACGCTCGTATATCTTTCAAGTGATACTTATATTTACCTTGAGCACCGAACCGTTGACGCTTGAACTTTAACGTATGCGGTATCTCACGCTTGACTGCTGGGATCAGAGTCGTGCGAACCGTGCCGATCTTCAACTTAACACGATTAGATAACTCACGATGTGAGAGCCAGCCACCTTGCAACAGCTCAATTGCCATGTGAACTTTGGTAGGTGATACCTTTGGACGCTGATCCGAGTTTGACCGCACAGCATTCATTGCCTTGTATGATATGGCGCGGCGCTTTTCTTCCGCAGCCGTATCGTTATTAAACACACGCTCCAAAAGCATTCCATTAGCGTGGTCAACTAACTTGTTATAGTCTAGTTGATTCGATACAAACTGTTCGATCACGCGGACAGACTGCAACAAATCGCTGTTAGTTGGATCAGAGTTTAACATAATCACCGTCATATGGTGGCGGATATGTTCTTGTTCGTTGTGTTCCATTACGATCTCCTTTGTTAATGGCTATAACAACATGGGATTTATCCCATAGTCCAAGCTACCAGCTTACTAGGACGCGGTCAAGCTTTTCGGCGCAATATATTCGCGCCACACATGCATAAAGTGAAAAATCTTTTCACTTTATGCAGTCGCCCATAGCATTTTTTTTCTAAAAAAATGCATTAATTAACAAAATATGTCTTGACTTGCACTCTGAACCCGCGACGCTGGGGGGGAGGGTGGGAGCAACACGCTCCTCGACCCAAAGGGTCGGGTTACTCCGGTAGTTTGCCAATCAGATTTGACATGTTTAGAGGGGGGACCCCCTTATTTTGGGGTATAGTGTTACTGTATCCGGTATATAATACACTGATTGATAAATTCATTTAAATATAATATCGTTGGGCCATGAACCTTGATGCGTTACCCAAAGAGGTGTTACAGGAAGTCTTGCTGCTTGAAGAACAGCGCAAGCGTCTGGAGACCCGTGAAAAAGCCCAAGAGCAATTCATGCCCTACGTCCATCATGTATATGATGGATTTATTGAAGGGCGGCACCATAAAATCATTGCAGAGAAGCTTGAGCGCATAGCAAGAGGCGAGTTGAAGCGCCTGATTGTGAACATGCCCCCGCGACATTCCAAGTCTGAGTTTGCTTCTTATCTTATGCCTAGCTGGTTTTTGGGCCGTAATCCAAAGCTCAAGATCATTCAGGCTACCATGAACACAGAACTTGCTGTAAGATTTGGGCGTAAGGTTCGAGATCTTATCGCAGACCCAGTCTACCGCGAGATCTTCCCAGACACGGACCTTAAACCGGATAGCCAAGCGGCAGGTCGTTGGGAGACCAGCGCTGGTGGGGAATATTTTGCAGCCGGGGTGGGTGCTGCAATGACTGGTCGTGGTGCAGATTTACTTATTATTGACGATCCGCATTCGGAACAGGATGCGTTGTCGCCATCTGCCTACGACAATGCATGGGAGTGGTACACATCTGGTCCGCGTCAGCGTTTGCAACCGGGCGGCGCTATTATTATTGTCCAGACCCGCTGGTCCAAGAAAGATATCACGGGCAGGTTACTGCAATCCCAGTCAAAAGACACACTGGCTGACCAGTGGGAAGTGGTTGAGTTCCCGGCGATCATGCCGTCGGGGGAACCACTGTGGCCTGAATTTTGGAAAAAAGACGAACTAATTAAGGTAAAAGCGTCCCTGTCGCCGGGTAAATGGAATGCTCAGTGGCAACAGAACCCCACATCTGAAGAGACTGCTATTATCAAGCGTGAGTGGTGGAACGTGTGGGAAGAGACAGATATCCCCAAACTTGACTACATAATTCAGTCATATGACACCGCGTACAGTAAAAAAGAGACGGCTGACTACTCGGCTGTTACTACATGGGGCGTGTTCCAGCCACATGCAAATGGTGACCAGCATCTGATTATGCTGGATGCGAAGAAGGGGCGGTGGAGTTTTCCTGAGTTGAAGGCTATCGCTCTGGAAGAAAATGAGTATTGGGAACCTGACATGATGCTGATTGAGGCCAAGGCATCGGGTATTCCTCTAGCGGACGAATTACGGTTGCAGAATTTGCCTGTTACTACGTTTGCTCCCGGTCGGCGCAAAGGCGGGGGCGGCGTGGACAAAACTACACGCATGCACATGGCTGCGCCTATATTCGAGTCGGGTAAAGTGTGGTATCCTAACGAAAGGTTTGCTGACGAAGTAATTGAGGAAGTCGCATCTTTTCCCAATGGCGATCATGATGACTATTGTGATAGTATGACAATGGCTGTGATGAGGTTTCGTCAAGGCGGCTTTATCAGTTTAGACGGCGAAGAACTTGAAGACTGGGGTCCCCCGCGTAAGAGAGAATACTACTAATGGCAGAACAAAGCATTGTTGAGCAGCGCCGTCTTTTTCGTGAAGGTTTCAAGAAGCGCATGCAGAATCTTGCCGATATTGGTGAGAGCGCGGCTGAAAAAGGCGTTGGCATAGCTACAGGCATAGCTAAAGAAGAAGTTTTTGGCATCCCCGGCATGTTCGCAGACCTATCTGGCATGGCCCAGTATGTTACCAATCCGTTCACATATGGTACAAATGAGGGGTTACAGAAGGCCACTGAAGACCTAATTGGCGATCTTGGTGCGACGGCCCTTGCAGCAAAGGCCGGAGTGGAACTATCCGATGAGATGTTCGATGAAGAAGGTGAGCTTCGCCCTGAAATGATCGGGCGGATGGTGGCACCGGGCGCATTATACGGTAAAACTGCTGCCCTACTTCCTGAACTTAGCGCTGGCGTACAATCTTTGGTCCGTGGACTAAAATCCGACGGCTTTTTTCCAGCAGGCGGACCACAGCCAGCCACCGTTGATGGACCGTCGCCCATGACACAGGCTCCAGACGACGCTGGTCCACGGTCCATGGTCGTTAGGTCGGAGAGCCAAGAACCACCGACGGGTGGTACAGCGCCAGAAAAGCCATTGGTTCAGGCTGAGAAGGAAGATCGTTTCGTAAGCCCAGACAACCCAGCAGTAGATAAGCCGCCGGAGTCAGCATTGACTAAGTCCGGTGTTAGCGAAACAGGTATTTATCTACCTGTGAAGGCTGCACTTGAGAACATAGATATCCCCAAAGGCGGGATCACAGGCACGAAGCTACTTGAGAAGTTGCGTGGTCAGCCGCGCACGGGCCGGGATTTGACGGCATCGGGGTTTGCTGATTTCTTAAAAGACATAGGCGGCAACAAGATTGATAAAGATGCGGCGCTTTCTGCGTATGATGCTGTCCGCAACAAGATGGTTATTCGCACAGTTATGTCAAAAGACTTTGCTTACGACGGTGCTACAGCACCGGGTGAGAATATTAGGTTTTTAGGTATGCAGCGTCAGATTGGTGCTAAAGATACTGAGCGTAACTACGGCGTGATGTTATTTGGGGATGAGTCGGCAAAGATAGGGGACCAGCCTTTAATAACTTTAAAACCTCACGACTACTTCACTAACAATTTACCAACGCATTTTGGGCACATACGATTTAGCATCCAAGAGATTCTTGACCCTAAGACTAATCAGCCCATCAAAGCACTGCTAGTAGAAGAGATCCAGTCTGACTTGGTTCGTGCATTTGCTCAAGCAGAGCAGGTGCAGCGCAATGTTAAGTCCGTCGAGTCTTTAAAGAAAGCTTTGAAGAAAGACCGCCCTGATTTGGACGAAGACACAATCAATCTGATGGCTGAGAACGAACATGACCAGATGGTGTCAAATGCTGAAGTGGCTCTTGGAAGAATATTTAATGACAAAATTCCATACGGTCCGGGTGAGCGTCTGGCTGATGCGACATTGGCAGCAAGCAAAGATGTGAAGCAGTACGACCAAATGCTCAAAGACTACAAGTTTGCTGAAGATGCGGATGAGGTTTTGGGTAAGCCAGCAATGCTGGCTGTTGAAAAAGACAGAAACAAACTTTTTAATGAGGCGAGTAATTCAGAGGCAGAGATATCTGTAGGAAAGCTTTTTCTAACATCAGGTTTATACAAAGCTAAGTCTGCTAGCGAGGCGGAAAGGTTGGTTAACAATATTCCTGACGATGTTTTAGTAAACATGCCGCGAACAACGATCATGGCACGAACAGCAGAAAATCTTAATAATCAAGAAATTGCGGCGGAAATGAGAAAAAAGATTTTGCGTGAGTGGGAAGCAGCAGATAAAACTGCTCAACAAAAACTTAAAGACTCTCAAAAGGGGTCAATGGGAATTTTATCTAGTTTATTTAGAAAGGATGTAGAAGCTCAGTTAGCAGAGGAAAGACGCGGAAGGGCTGTTGGCATGTTATCCTTTTATGCTCGTGAAAAAGCAAAAGACATGCTAGCGCATCGGTTGTCAAAACAATTAAAAGACGATCTGCTTAAAGCGCGGATGAAACCTGCTGGAGCAGGAGGAGAAACTGAGGTGTTTTATGACCTGCTTGATCTAGAACAAGATGCTAGAATAGTACGCAGTGCTGAAAATGCCACGCCGACTACGGTTAGAAAATTCATCCCTGAAGCCGAACTTAATGAAATTTTAACTAAACACGCAAATTTTGTTGACGGCGAGATTAAAGACGCTGTGGATTTATTTGCTAATGAAATAAGAAATATGAAGGACGCCGATCCCGTATTCAGTGGTGTTGAGTCGGACTATTTTAATTATAAGTTAAATCGAGATAAGTTAATAGAAAGTTTTAGAACGTCTATGACCCAGACCAAATTATCGGGGTTTGATGCTCGACAGGTGCAACAGGCTGAGATTTACAGGGACAACATATTTAAAAAAGTAGAAGAAGCCAAACAGAAAGCGCCGACATTGTCTGACCTTGGGGACAAAGTAGACAAGATTATTAACGATCCTACATTTGGCTCTTTGTTTAGAGAGCGGTATGGCATAGCAGAGGGCGCAACAGGCAAGGACGTAGTCGCCAGTGGCACTGACTTCTTATCCGGCAAGGCTGCGATGAAGGCAGGGGACTATGTATCAAAGCCACCATTTGAAACACAAAATGATTTTATTCAGTTTGCTACACGAGCGTTAATGCATGAAGCCAAGAAGATGGACATTGATGCTGTTGTTATGCCGTCTGTCGAGGAGATGATACTTGGACGGGAAGAGCATATCATGGGCGGCATGTCTCCGCTGGATAAAATTAAGAACGTAGAGAAGATGAAGCAGGTACTAGGCGGCGAAAAGAGACTGCGTGAAATCAAATCAATGATACAAAAGCTTCCAGAAATGATTGGACGGCAGGAGCTTGAAGAGATAGGTGTTTTAGATGAAATGACTCGTATTTCGGGGAGTCAAGCCTTTGCTACAGGATCGTTGAGGATGAATAAGAAAGATTTACTACGCACTTTCTTTTCTCCAGATAAAATTAAAGAAATTGCAAAGATGCCCTATGGTGGAGATAGGATCCGTGATGAAAATAAATTACGGGGGCACTTTCAAAACTCTGGTGAAGCACTTGACGCTGCATTGAGTGTTTTAACCAAAGAGGGCTTTGAAGTTGAAGAGCTAGAGCGTCTGAGCGCCAAAACACAGGATGGTTCTAAGTATGTAAGCCTCGGCGGGTATGCACAGCAGGGCAAGCCAGAGCTAGCTAAATACAGAATGATTGACATTCGTAAAGGAAATAAGGGAGCCGATGTTGCTAAAAAGGTCCCTAGCGCTTACAATAAGGGCGGTCACGTCGATGTTCGCGGCGGTATTGGCGCGATGGCAAGGGAAGTGATGTAATGTCAAAAGACAAAAAGATTGACGGTCGCACCGAAAAAGAAATCCGTATCATAGGAATTAGCGGCGATATAACAAAACTGACTGACAATCAGTATGACTATCTGAACAAGGTCATACTACCTAAAACATATGGAACAAAAAACAAACGTGATGGCGGGATGATCAAGGGGTATAGTCCTATCTCACGTCCACAGAGATTTAAAGGTGTATTCTAATGGCATCAAGAAAACGTATTACAAGTCACAAGAAGTCACGTCAGCAGAAAGAGTTTCGCGGTGAAGAACTCATAGATATTCCTTTTCGCGGCATAGCACAGCGTCGTGAAGAACCAAAAGTTTACGAAGCTTACCGGGACATGACACCTGCAAGAAAAGAAGCTCCAACACCTAAGGTATTGCCAAAGTCAAAGCCAAAGCCAAAGCCAAAGAAAAAATCTTCTGGTGTAAACTTTGATACTACAGGCACACTACCGGGCAAGACAATCAAAGGTAAGAAGTACGGCGGAGCTATAATGAAAGCCCGTGGCGGCACATTTAAAGGAACATTCTAATGTCTAAAACCGTAGTGCAAGGTAGTGGAACATTAACGCCCGAAGAGCATAACGCTTTACAGAATGAAGCCATGAAGGCTTGGCAGAGTGGAAATAGGCTATCTAAGAATCTATCCATTCATAAGGCTGCATATATAAGCAGAAAAAAAGCTGAGATGCTTCGTCAAAAGCAGGACAATAGCGCTGTGATGAAGAAGCGCGGCGGCACATTTAAAGGAACATTCTAATGGCACTACCCCCACAGATGGTTGACATGGCGATGGGTCCGGGTGGCTCATCAGAACTAATGCCTGAAGAGATGCAGATCGAATTACCTATGGGCGATGAACTGCCTGAAGGTATTGAGCTTGCTGGCGAAGAAGACGAAATGGTAATGGTCGAGGCTGAAGTCTATGACCACAATGCCAATCTAGCTGAGATCTTGGACGATAGAACTCTGGGTGAGCTATCATCTGACCTACGAGGCAAAGTCAAAGAAGACATGGAATCTCGTGATGAGTGGGAAGAAGCCATTGCCAAAGGTCTGGGGTTACTGGGGATTAACTACGAAGAGCGCAACGAGCCGTTTTTAGGGGCCAGCGGCGTACATCATCCGCTGTTGTCAGAGGCTGTAACACAGTTTCAAGCACAGGCTTACAAGGAGATGTTACCCTCTGGTGGTCCTATCAAGACACAGGTTGTAGGTGCGCCTACCCGTGAGATTGAAGATCAAGCCAAGCGCGTAAAAGACTTTATGAACTACCAGATCACTGAGGTGATGGAAGAGTTCGATCCAGACACAGATCAGATGCTGTACTACTTGCCACTGACTGGGTCTACATTTAAGAAGGTGTACTTCGATCCGACCAAACAACGGGCGGTATCAAAGTTTGTGCCTGCTGAAGATTTGATTGTACCGTACACCGCGTCTGACCTACGGACAGCAGAGCGGGTAACGCACATCGTGCGTATGACGGAGAACGAAGTCCGCAAACTACAGGTTGCAGGGGTATATAGGGATGTTGAATTATCTGCAAGCGACGATGCAGAAGACGAAGGCACTATCCAAGGACGTGCTAATGAGCTTACTGGCATACGTCCAAACTATGGTGACGATGTCTATACATTATATGAAATCCACGTTGACTTGGATCTGGAAGGGTTTGAAGACGTTGGAGCCGATGGTGAAGATACGGGCATTAAGCTGCCGTATATTGTCACTCTTGATGAAGCTTCTGGCGAAATTCTTAGCGTGGTTAGAAGCTATAGAGAGGCGGATCCGCTAAAGCGTCGTCGTCAGTTCTTTACACACTTTAAGTTTTTACCCGGTTTTGGTTTCTATGGCTTTGGTTTACTACATACAATAGGTGGACTTTCTCGTGCAGCAACCTCAATCCTCAGACAACTTATCGACGCAGGCACCCTCTCGAATCTCCCGGCTGGCTTCAAAGCTCGTGGAGTTCGTATCAGAAATGATGACGAGCCGCTTTCTCCCGGCGAGTTTCGTGATATTGATGCTCCCGGCGGTGATCTTCGGGGTTCTATTATTCCCCTACCATACAAGGAGCCTTCTGGTACGCTTGCTCAACTCCTCGGGGTGGTTGTTGATTCGGGCAGACGATTTGCACAAGTCGCTGATGCTAAGATCGCAGATGTCAACTCCCAAGCTCCCGTGGGAACGACAGTTGCACTGATCGAACAAGGCTCGAAGATTATTTCGAGCATTCACAAGCGTCTGCACTATGCACAGAAGAATGAGTTCCGCATGCTGGCGGAGATCTTTGCAGAGAACCCAGTACCGTATCCCTATTTTGTAGGTGCGAACATTCCTGCTGAGATCATGGCGCAGGACTTTGACGGGCGTATTGACGTACTGCCTGTGTCAGACCCGAACATCTTTTCGATGTCACAGCGCATGTCACTGGCCCAAACTCAATTGCAATTGGCACAGGCCGCACCACAGATGCACAATCTGTATGAAGCCTACCGCCGGATGTATGATGCGTTGGATGTCAAGAACATCGACGACATCTTGCCTGCACCACAGCCGCCACAGCCTATGGATCCGGCAACGGAGAACGGCAACGCGCTGAAGGGTATGCCATTGCAGGTATTCCCGCAGCAGGATCACGAAGCGCATCTCAAGGTTCATGTCATGGCGCTGAAGAGTCCAGCCGCGCAGATGAACCCGCAAGGCTACATGATGATGCACTCACACTTGCAAGATCACGTTGCTGCATTGGCGCGGGATCAGGTCAAGATGTTCTTTGAGAAGCTGAACGAAGAAGCTGTGATGAACGGTCAGCCACCAGCGGCTATTGCTAACGAGATGGTTGATGCTGCTATTGCCCAGCAGATTGTGAACATCATGGAGCAGATTGGTCCTGAGTTGATGCCAGAACAGCCAGTTGATCCGCTTGTAGCTATTCGTCAGCAGGAGTTGCAAAACGACCAGATGGAAATTCAGCGTAAGATGCAGAATGATGCAATGGACTTCCAGATCGATCAGGCCAAGCTGACACAAGCTATGCAGTTGGCACAACAGCGTATGGGCTTGCAGCAGAACATTGCTGACGACAGAAACGATGTCAACGTATACCGCATTAACACGCAAGCTGCACTGTCAAGGAACCGTAGGCAGTGACCAAGGTTGAAAGAGAAGTAGCTGCCAGAATGAATGACAGCACGGAAATTACAATACCTTTGCGTAATCTCGTATCAATGATAGCTGCCGCAAGTATTGCTACTTGGGCGTACTTTGGTTTGACTGAACGTATTAGTTTTCTGGAACACAACCTTGAGTTGACTATGCAAGAGGTTGAAGAAAACGATGACTGGATCGACAACTTTGAGCCACCGCAGACTGTGCAGGACACAGTAAGAAGGGTGCATCAGTTAGAACTGGAGATAGCTAGAATTAAACTGTTGTTGGGAGATAAGTAATGCTTCAAGCTTTGATTGGGCCAGTTACAGGGCTGCTAGATAAGTTTATTGAAGATAAAGACCAGAAGAACAAGCTGGCACACGAAATAGCCACGATGGCTGAAAAGCAAATGCACGAGCAGGTAATGGGCCAGCTAGAGGTGAATAAGGCCGAGGCCCAGCACCGTAGTATATTTGTGGCGGGTTGGCGTCCCTTCATCGGCTGGACATGTGGCATTGCGTTGATGGCGCACTTTGTTTTATTTCCGGCGACAGACTTTGTTGTGGCTTATATGGGCTACGAGATACCACCAATGCCTGCCTTTGATATGGAAAGCTTGATGACTGTGTTGTTGGGCATGCTCGGCTTGGGTGGAATGCGTAGCTTTGAAAAGTTCAAGGGAGTATCTAAATGACCGTTGCTATGGAAAGAATTCTAGCGTGGAAGCTACTACCTAGAGCTATGATGCTGGCTATGACATTAATGGCCTATCAGGTTGTACAGTGGTTCATGGATCTTGGTCCAGCGGCTACGACACAGCAGACTGCTTTTGTGTCTACGGTAGTTGGTGCAATGACAGGTGCCTTTGCTGTGTGGATGGGCCATGAAACAAAGTAAGAGCCCTTGTGTTGGGATTTGTGTCTTAGACGAAGATCGTATAAGATGTATCGGGTGCGGTAGAACAATCGAAGAGATTATTAGTTATGGCAAGACCAAGAGTTAATCAGTTTGCAAAAGACATGGGTTTGAGCCGTAATCAGGCACAGAAACTTATTAGTGAGGGTCGTCGCCGCAAAGACGGTGGCTCTGAAATATTAGACAGTTATTCCCCAGAGCTACGTCAAAGGATGCAGCGCTACGAGGATGCAGAGCGCATATTCACCGAAGACACAAGGATTGGTACGATGTCTGACAAGAAGAAAATGAAACTACCCAAGCGGTCACCTGTCAGGAAGAAAAAAATAGAAGACAGGGATAGAAAAGCCAAGCAGGATCAAACTGAAAATCCCGGCACACTTCCAGTTAGAGAAGCTAGTGAAGACCAGCTAAGAGCTATGGGTATTCTGGAACAGCGTTCCCGTGGCGGTGGCATTGCTATTCAAGGCATGAAGTATACAGGGTGTAAGTAATGGGTGATGCAGCCGAAGCACATGGCGGTCCGCAGGGTGGTCCCGGCACCGAAGGAAACGTAGACGATACCGGGTATGGTTATGGGTCGCATGACACAGATGTTGCTACCGCAGCCCCAGATGATACGGGGTTGTTCGGCGGTATCGCAGACTTTGTAGCCGAAAATCCTCAGTCTCTTTTAGGGTTTATTTCTCCAGCCTTTGGTTTTGCTACTATGGCTACAAGCATAGGAAAAGCATTTGGAGCAGAAATAGGCCCTGCCGATGTAGTGGGACCCGACGACGGAGACGGCCCAGAAATTGCACAAGTACAGCAGATTGTACCACCAGCATTTAACCCAATCGAAGATATGGTTGGTTCTGAATATGTGGCATATGGCGGTGTTGGGGCAGATCAGTTAAGGAAACAACTGTTTCCGTACATGAACTTTAACCAGCCTACACAGCCGGGTGTTACAGGATTGATGGGACAATATGCGGGTGCTGGTCAAGGTACAGGATTAATGACAGGGCCATTTGGCATGTCGAACACACAGGTGTAGATATGAAGATTGAAATCAAACTTATTCCAGATGGTATAGACTTGAGCAAAGCTATTCAGGATGGCATGCCTGTTGAGAAAATGGAAGAAGCCTGCCCGATTGCTACGCAAGATGTGGAGACAAACGAAGAGAACCGTCGTCTTGCTGTGAAAGAAAATCAGTATGGCCCAGCAATCAACCCAGAAGAAAGCTGTGGAACATGTTCCGTGTTCAATATTACAGAGCATATGCAGCAATGCATGAAGGATGAGTCTGGTGAAGTTGGCTATTGTCAGTTGCTAAAGTTTATGTGCAGTGCTAAGAACAGTTGTGCAGAGTGGGCTGAAGGCGGTCCGATGTCGGATTTGCCGGGTGAAGAAGGCCCATGTGACTGCGGGAAACCTGATTGCAACTGTGGTATGTAAATGGATGTAGTTTCTTTTGTCTCAAGGTATCAAAAAGCCTTGAGAAATCGTGTAGATGACATTAGTTTATCTATTACGAGTGGTGGTGCTTCCGACTGGGAAGACTACAAAGCAAGGATAGGTGAGATACAGGGACTCACTTACGCCCTTGACGAACTTCAAACCCTGCTAAAAAAGGCTAACTATGACGAAGACTCTCTTAGTACCTGACTATATTCTTGAGCAGCAACGCGCTAAAAAACAGGCCGAAGAAGCTGCAAAATCCAAATCCATAGCAGAACGAGTACCGCAGCCTACAGGCTGGCGGCTTCTTGTTATGCCATATATGGGTAAATCAAAAACTGACGGCGGCGTTTACATTCCTGATGCCGCTCGTGAAAAAGAAGCCCGTGCGACAACCGTAGCTTATGTCGTAAAGGTCGGCCCTTTAGCATATCAAGATCCTAACAAGTTCGGCGACGATTGTGAGCCGTGGTGCAAGGAAGGTGATTGGGTGTGTATTGGGCGCTACGCTGGATCTCGCTTCAACATTGAAGGTGGCGAGGTTCGTATTATCAATGACGACGAAGTCATTGCCACCATCATCGACCCAGATGATATCAAAACATACGGAGTTTAAGTATGCCTGATTTAGCAGAAAAAGAAGAACTCGAAGTCATTGAGACTGAGGATGAGGCCCAAGAGGTCGAGACTCAGGAAGTTGACACAGAGTCCGAGGAGCCAGAGCAGAAGGCTGATAACGATGATGACGAACTCGCATCGTATTCGGAATCTGTTCAGCGCCGTATTCGCACACTTACTGGTAAATACCGGGAAGAAGAGCGGCAACGTCAAGCAGCGCTAGAGTATGCTGAAGGCGTAAAAAAGCAAAACGAAGAATTACAGGCTCGGCTAAACAAGTTAGATGAGTCTTATGTAGGTGAGTTTGGCACTCGACTAGAGTCTCAAGTAATCGCTGCTAAAGAAGCATACAAGAAAGCATATGACGAAGGTGATGCTGATGCCATGTTTGAGGCCCAGCAGAACATTAGTCGGCTGGCTATGGAGCAGGCAAAGTACGATCAGATCAAAGAGCGTGGTCAACAGCAGGTACAACAGCCCGTTGGAGCACCACAAGCTGCCCCGCAACAGCAGGCACCAGCTAAACCTGATCCGAAAGCCGAAGCTTGGGCATCGAAGAATGAATGGTTTGGCGCTGATCAGACCATGACATATGCTGCTTTTGGTATCCATAGGCAACTAATTGAGGATGAGGGGTTTGACCCAACGTCCGATGAGTATTATACTGAGCTAGATAGACGTGTCCGTACTGAGTTCCCGCACAAGTTTAAGGAAGCAGTTCGTGACGCAGGACCCCGAGTCGCTTCTGCGGAGTCCACGGCTTCTAAGTCGTCTAAAAAGGGGCGCAGAACAGTCAAACTTACGCCTTCGCAAATTGCCATTGCGAAACGCTTGAATGTTCCGCTTGAAGAAT